AAGTATCTTTAAGTATCTTTAAGATATTCTTCTATAATCTTGGCCCTAGAATGTCCGTTCTTTTGAAGTGCTTTAAAATCAAGGACTTACAGAGGCTAAAAGTCCAACCACCACCACTCCACCTTATACTAACAACAGAGCCCTCTAAGAGTAAGCCTTAAACCTTTGTAAGCTAGGGCTAACACTCCGCTTTTTGTTCATCGACTTAAAGATATTACCTCGTCTTTTAAGCTCGTCTTCTATCTGCTTCTTCTTATAGAGCTTCAATGAGTCATCAGAGTTTTGCTTAAGGATACCATAGTCGTTCCAGAACTGGACACCTAAAGCTAGTACATCAAGTCTATCGTCATGTACCAAAGCTCCCTTCTCGCTAGTTATATGGGTCAGTTGGTACATTAAGCTATAGTAAATATTCCTTGTATCGGCTAACCCAAAAGCTAGGTCATTCTTAATAGCAGTATAGTCAAAGACAATTCGATGTTGGTTAAGCAATGGTTCGAGGGTATCAATTATCCTTCGTTCTTTCTGGATATTGTTACGAATCTCCTCCATACCACAAGGATAGATAGCATTGAGTACAGGAGTCAGCAAGGAGTTAAACATACCATCACCAAAGTTACTCTCAACTACTACCTTATTAACCTTAAACTCTTTAGCCTTTTCAGCTAAGAAGACTAAGTTAGTATCATCATACCCACCTTTAAGACCACCGAAGGCAGGAACAAAGACTTTGCCAAGGAGGTGGTTAACTACAGCCCACCCCATTTCATCCTTACCTCTACCACTAGGGTCAATAGCAAGGATACTTCCTTCGTACCCACCGAAGTTCTCCTGCACAGAAGGCCGCTGAAGCGTATCTCCAGAGAACCCTACGTTAGGTAGCTCCTCGATGCTATCTCGGCTCTGAGAGCTCCACACGAGCCTTGTGGGGGCTTCTAAGGGGCTCAGGTCGGTAACGATCATATCATGTGTCTTTAAAGGATACTTTTCAGAATCACTTAGAGTTGTATCGAGCATAAACTGGAGCTTAAAACCACTCCTACCATAACTCAATTCCCTACGATATAAGTCTTCTTCACTAAATCTACTATCCGTAGGCTTACCAACGAGGCTAGGGTCTTTGCTTACATCTTCAACAAGATAATCAGCCAGACAACCACCGTAAGCAGATATATCCTCTGGATAACGGGCAGGAAATATACGAGTAATATAACCTTTATCACGAAGACGGTTATAGATACTCTCAGATGTCTGAGGTGTGCCGAGAACAAGTATCTGACTTCCTTCGCCAGTTTGGAGAATCGCTTCATATTCTGCTACCTGCTGTAATAAGTCTAATCTCCTTTTCTCTGTAGCACTATTCTGTGTTCCTTCAACGTCATCCGATACCAACAGAGACGCTCGGTTACCCTGTAGCTGAGAGGTAATACCAAGAGACTTAACTGAAGGCTGTACTGAGATGTCAGCTCCATTTACATCAAAAGAGATAACAGAGCTTCGTTGGTCAGCTCTTGGTTGTAGGTGGGCCAGTATCTCCATTGTATCAATTAGCTTACGAATGAAGATGGCAATGTTGTCAGAGTGAGCCCCTGACTGCGACACAATTAGTATCTTTTCGTTAGGGTCGCGTAGGAGTCTCCAACAAACGAAAGCTCCTGTAACCCAAGTTTTACCAATACCTCGCAATGCTTCTAGCTGACTACGGGTATGACCTTCTTGAAGGTACTCTGCCATATAGTATTGCATACGAGTTGGGGGTGGTAAGCGTAGATGCTCCCACGTTAGTCTCAGAAAGACCTTAAAGTCCTTAATCGCTAACTTAATATCTTTCTGTTCCATGTAATCTCCTTTGGGCTTGAGAGCTCTTTAGAGAGCCTACAAGGGCTAACCAGTAGGGTAACCTATGTAGACTCGTAAAAAGCTCTTAGAGAGGCTTACAGAGCCTCCTAGTGTGATCTATTGATCATATCCTCGACTGAGAAGCTACTATCTTCATTTGCCTCAGATGCTATACGTTTAATTGACTCAGTTAAGCTCATAAGAGTTTCAGACTCAAAGAGGTCGGCAGTTATGTCGTTGTCCTTGAGAAACTTAATAGCTAGTCCAAGAGTACGAGGGTCATCAAGTGACATCGTAAGTTGTTTAGCTACTAAGCTGTGAAGCTCATTCAGAGCGTCCTGAGAGGCTTTCTTGTTATCCATTATTTCTCCTCAAGGGCATCTGCCAGTTCTTTAGTTAGGTTTCGTATAAGTGGGTTAGAGGTCAGTGGAAACGTCCCTACCGCTGACTGTATCTGCTTTGAAGACACATCGTTGTAAGGGGACACCAGTCCTACAGCTGTTGAGAATGCCTTAGGTAGCTCTTGGAACAAGTAGCCACCAGTAGCTCCTAGTGGGTTTAGTTCACCACCACGCGCTCCACCACCTGACAGCCCCTCGCCTGTGATTGCCCTAAAAGGAACATCAAGGGCATTCGGGAGAATAGAAGCATAGGTAGTCATACTAAGTGTACCTGCTGCTATCCTCTGAGGGGTTAAGGCTGCTTCTAGCTTTTCTGGGTCATTCCAGTTATTTGCGTACTGCTTACCCATATACGCTAGTGACATAACGGCTGTTTGCATACTCCAATTAGAGAATGTATCCCAAGCATCATCACCACCACGCGCTAAGTTCGCAACACCACGACCAAACTGCTTACTCCAAGCTAGTAACATATAGGAACGAAGGTTCATAGCAATGTTACCTAAGTAAGTATCTTTTGCTAATCGGCCTTTCTCGGTAAATCTACCAAACTGATCACCAATATCTCCTCGTTGTACAAGGATATGAGACTGTCTACGAACGCCTAAGCTCCATCTATGACCGAGGTTATTATCCCACTGGTCAAGATTAAGTAGAGCTTGGTTTCCCTTCTCTCCAAACTTACGGATATTAGTTACAATAGCATCTGTAGTTTCATCATCGAAACCAAACTGCTTAAAGTACCATCTATCATTTTTACTTAGAGTCCCTTTCTGAGCCATCTTAGTCATCTTGATACGGTTAGCTACAGCAAATAAATGCTCTAAAGCTGCTGTACCTGACTTAACACCCCCTGCAAGGTATGTAGCTTCTGCCAATACATCGGACACTCGTTCAGCTTTGTCAATACCCTGTACACCACTGTGTCCTAAATAGGTATCATCCCACTTAGCACTCGAAGGCATACTATGAAGTTCATGTCCTAGAGCTTCCCAAGTCCTAATCTCGTCATAGACTTCATCAGCATTCTTACCTTGTAACTTTCTACCTACTTGTCTAAGAGCAGGTAAGGCTCGAATGAGGTTCATAGTCCCTACTCGGTGAGTTACCTGAAACATCTCAGCAGCTAATGCAGCCCATGTAAAGCCTAGTTTAGCAGCTCTTGTTAAGTTGTTAGAAACACGAATACCTTTCCATATAGCGTTAGAAGGGTCAGCTTTTGTACTCATACCTAGAAACTCTGCAAGAATAGCATCTACGTTATCTAAGTATACTTGGTGGTTAGCGGGGATATTTCCAGCTTCATCTGTAAGCTCCTTTTCTATCTGCTTACGCATGGCTTGTACTTCTGCCCTACTGTTTAAACCTACACTTCTAAGGGCTGTATCACCACCCATAGAACGTGCGTAGTCGCTCCAAACGGTCTGTACATTTCGCTGTACATAGTCGTTAAGTTTTATTTCAACGCCATCAGCAGTTATATAAGGTGTTTCCATATCAATAGCTGTTCGGTGCTTAGTAGAGGCTGCAATACCATCTGTAGGTTTCTTCTTAGTTGCATCAAGTAGCTGTTCAACAGATAGTAACTCCTCGTCTGAGAGGTTTAGCATCTCTTTTAGGTCTTCTTTAATACCTTTGAATGAGTTACCAGATAACAAGAAGTCCTTGTCACCTACTTCTACCTGTGGTTTTGTAAGTCTATTTACAAAGGAGTTAGCCGATGTAAGTGTCTCTGCTTCGTCTAGTTCTCTAAGACCTAGCTCCATACGCCTTGATCTCATTTTAGAGGCCACGGCAGCTACTAAGTCACTTTTCTTTATTTTACCCAGATTAATATCTTCAATCAACTTAGATGTATTCCATCTACGAGGCATCCAATCTTCTACCTGAGTAATGCTACCATCTGTAAACTTAGGGTGTCCACTTCGCTCAAGAACCTTAAAGGACTCAGAGCTCATTCTAGCATTAGCTGCATCTAGCTTCTTAGCAAATCCCTCTGGGAGTGACTTCCGTAAGGCATCGTCTCCGTAGTGGAGTCTGCCAACTATGTTGTAAAACTCGTCTTGTTTCTGCATCGCAAAGCGAGCCTGAGCTCTGCTCATACCATACACAGTCTCTAAGTATTCATACATAACAGGATTGTAGGTATCGTTAAAGAGAGCGATAACATTATCCCTTACTTGAGTTTGTAACTCAGAAGCCTTTGGAACAGTAGTCAGGTTTATGAAGTCAGGAAATAACTTATCTCCTATGGAATTCATTGTAGGAGAAGGAGAACGCTTAAACATAGAGGCTGCACTAAACTGAGAGTCCTCTACCATTTTAATAATTCGTTCTGGCACAGTCATTTTACCTGTAGTTGCTACTTCATCTAACTGAGCCTTTACGATATTCTGTATTACATCTCCAACTTCATCGGAATAGTTCTTAGGGTTATAGAGGCCACCTAAAGTACCTCCAAGCCCAATAGCTAATAACAAGTCCATCTCAGAGCGGTCTTCAGCACCAACTGCTTGCTTAACTCCTTCAATAGTACCTTCGGTAACACCTGCTATTACAACCCTCCCTTTATAGGAATTGGACATTGTTTGAAGCA